GGAAAAGGTAGACAGGTAGTTAAGAACCTAGCTGTAGCCCCCAGAAGAGGTAGACAAGCCAGGAAAAAATTCCTTAAAACACAAGCGTCGAGACATGCGCCAAAGCAAAAATGAAAAAGAAGAACTTCCAAGCAAACGATCACTCATTTTTAGATGTAGATGAGGATATCGAAAGCGAACTTAGTCTATTTGATCCTACTAATCCCGATATTAATTTATTCAATTTAGTAGATGATGAGATAATTAGGTTGGCGGGTTCTAAACTTTTATATTATAAGTACCATCAAGTAGACCAGGACTTCGATGCGGTCTACATGGAGCAAAGAAATAAGCCCATATCCAGCGACCCTGTAATAGTTTACGGTCACTATGAGCCTAGGGCATTAGAAGAAAACCTCACCCAGTTTGGTATTGAACTGCAAAATGATCAGGTCTTTGTATTTAATAAAGACTATATTGAGAGAAGACTTAGCCGTAGACCTCATCCTGGAGATGTTGTGATGCCTAAATTTCAAAATCAGAAGTACGAAATATTTGAGGTGCAGGAAGATAGCTTTGAAGCATATGGAGTCTTTCATTTAACCTGTAGTGCCAAGCTCCTGAGAGATACGGAGGCTATACAGGATCAACCTCTGTTGAAAGTGTCTACAGAGCGCGGTGGTCCCGTGTATGAGGAGTAGATAATGGGATATAACGATAGTGGAAAACCAGAAATAATAGAAACAGATGTTTCTTCTTCTACTCATACACGGGGAAGACCTTCTTTAGCTATTGTCAAGTCTGTATTGGAGGCTACATTTAATCAGCAGGAAAACATCTCTTATATTTATAGAGAATCTTTACAGGCTGTAAAGGAAATGTTTGGTGGTCTTAAGTATATTAATGCGGACGAGGGGACTATAGATATTAGATGTATTCATGGCAATCCTGAGAGAACGATAGCAAAACTGAAGCAAGATAATAATATAATCTTACCTATTATCTCCATTGTCCAAACCTCGTCTGAGGAAGACGAGAATAGAAGAAGACCTAGACAGATAGTTCTAGATAAGAAGGTTTGGAGTGAGGCTAGGCAGAGAGCATTTAGGGTGTTTAGTCTCGCCCCCAAGGCAGTTAACTTATTGTATGATGTTAATGTGTGGAGTAAATATAAATCAGATCTAGACCAAATAAGTGAGCAGATGCACCTGAAGTTTCACCCATCTATTCGTATTGTTACATCATATAATAAGTACTCTCAAGGATTCCTGGTTCAAGAAACAGATCAGTCTAGTGTGGACCTGGGAGACAAGGAGGATAGAATCTTGCGGAGATCCTATAGCTTCAAGCTTCAGACCTATATCCCTTCGCCTCAATTCTTATTGACCTCTACTGGAAAGATAGAAACCTTCAATACTGAATTAGAATTAACTAAATTGATCAACGAATGTTAATTTATGAAAAATCTTACTTTTTTATACCCCCGCTGGCCTAGATATATTGAGGATTAAATCTATGAAGTCTATCACAAATACCGCAATTCAAAGTTTTGAAGTTTACTTTAAGACTGATAAAGGACCCGAGGTTTACTGGCTACAGCCACAGGAAACAATTGTTGTTCCTTCTACCTATCTCACAGAACAAATCCATACTTTAGCAAAACGCCGCATCTTGCGCGTTTCAAATGCAGTCTAAGAGGAATAAATTATGCCGTCATATGTAAGCCCTGGTGTCTATGTCCTAGAAAAGGACCTATCCCAATACGCAGCCTCAATTAATTCTTCTGTTGTGGGATTAGTTGGCTTTGCGAGTAAGGGACCTGTTAATAAAGCTACCCTGATCACATCTCCTGCTCAATTAGTGAGAACTTTTGGTAAGCCATCCGAAGCTATTCAAGGACAAGGCTTAGAGGGTGCCGTTGAGATCCTCGAAACTACTACATCCATGTACTTTGTTAGATCAACTCACGCTGCTAGTGCAACAGATGCTTCAGCGTGTGTCTCTTTCGGAACTTGTCCTGCTGTTGCCGTGTCTGGGTCTGATGGTGGCTACTTTGGCGAGGACGATGGTAACTCTGGTTACGGCATTAGTGGTGCTTCTATCTACTTCAAAGTAAATGGTTACGATAATGCTGGAAATAAACTCTTCACTTCCGACAAGGAATATACTATAACTTCTTCACTTACTGATGGAGTGTCTCAAACTACAAGAGACGCAGAAGGTGGGTTGATTGCGTTTAAGAGCGTGTTTGGTGGTGAGCTTGATAGTGGTAAGATTGGTGCTTTCTTTACAAGTAATGAAAAGAACTCTCCATTTATTGTCGCGCCCTTTGCGGGGTCTGGGGCATACATAGATGTTACTACCTATAGTGATGACAAGTTTACTGCTCCCGTGAGTGCCCTTAAGCCTGTAAGTGGGCTGTCTGGTGCGCCCGATGTTACGCATGGTCAATGGGTTTCTTCGTGCAGGAGCTACGGTAGCACTTACCAAAGCCCAGCTACTGCTGAAGGTTCTGCCGCAGGGTATTTAGTCCAATCGTTATACCCAGGTGGTGGGTATAACTTAGGTACAAGAACCGATGGAACCACAAGCGGAAACTCAGTAGAGATTTCTCAGTATGGTAATCAAAACTGGTTAACTACCATCAATGATGATGGTGTTTCTGACGAAACTTTCAAGATGGCCCTGGTAAACTCTGGGTCATACGCTACTGATGTTTTAAATACTACGGATCTCGGAACCAATAACAAGTCTGATGTTGTTATTGGTAACTTTGTTTCTGGAAACACCAGTAACCCTATTACTGGATCCAAGTTATCAGTATTTGCTGATCAGTTTGTATCAGTTGGGTTCACGAAAGTAAATGGAACCTGGGGTGGAGCCATCGAAGGGGGAACAGGTACAGGGGCTGACAGAACCATCCCTGCTATCACGCAAGCTACTGCTGGTTTGGGTAGATTTAATAAGCCTGTTCAAGGAACTACAGGTCTTGCTGGTGGAACTAACGGTACAGGAACTGCTGATGAAAATGCAACTGCCTTAATTGGAGACTCAACTAGTGAGCCTAAGACTGGAATGCAAGCGTTGGACGATGATGTTCTGAATGTCTCCCTTGCTTGTGTCCCTGGGATCACTACGCAGAGTGTACAGAATGCGCTCATTACCCTGGCAGAGACTAGCCAAAACTTCTTGTCCGTTGTCTCCGCTCCTTACGGAGTGGGTACTGTGCAAGATGCTATCGCTTGGTCGAATGGTCAGAGTGCTTACAGAACCGCAGCCATTAACAACTCGTACTCTTGTTCTTTCTGGCCTTGGGTGAAGGTTTACTCTCAATTCGATAGCAAGGATGTTTGGTATGATCCAGCCATCTTTGCTCTGAGGCAGATGACCTACACCGACAATGTTGCAGACCCGTGGTTTGCTCCCGCTGGTTTCGTGAGAGGTAGACTTACTAAGCCTACAGAACTTGAAGTAAAACTGACTCAAGGCGATAGGGACACTATGTATAGTGGAGGAAATGCTCTCAACCCGATTCAAAATTGGCCCCAGCAGGGGATCATGATCTGGGGACAGAGAACTCTCAAGAGAACCCCTAGTGCCTTGGACAGAATTAATGTGAGAAGATTAATGATTTACTTAAGAAAGCTTATCTTATCTTCTACTAGAGAATTCGTTTTCGAGCCCAACGATCCGTTCACTTGGGAGCGTATCACAGGGGTACTTAACCCAGCGTTAAATGATATTAAGAACCGAAGAGGTATTACTGAATACAAAGTGGTTTGTGATGAAACTACTAACACTCCTCTGCGGATTGATAGAAATGAGCTTTGGACTAAAATCTTTATCAAACCCACGAAGACTGCGGAGATGCTTGTCTTCGAAATTAACCTGACTAGTCAGGGAGCATCTCTAAGCTAATAGGAGAAATATATGGCAACTTTTTATAACAGCGGTGATCATGGGCGTATCATCTCAAAAGGCGATCTGGGAGAGATGCCCAAGCTCTCAACGGCTCTTGATTCAATCAGACCCTACCAGTTCGAAGTGGAATTCGTCATTCCTGGAGGGCTTACAGTTCCTCCCAAGCTTCTTACTGTTGCAGCCAAGCAGGTTAGTGAAATCGGGTTTACTGTTGAGGACATTGAAGTTCACAGAGTAAACGACAGATACTACTACCCAGGTAAGGCTACCCCAGAAGAGGTTACAATTACATTTGATAACCTTAAATCTAACCCGTTAGGGGGGAGTGAGATGGCATTAGCAGAATTATATTCTTGGATGCAGAGAACTTACGATCCTCTTACAGGTGAGTTTGGTGACATTGAAGTTAATGTTAAAACTAATATGAAAATTCACCAACTTGATGAGGATCTGAGTCCGATGGCTTCAGTAACGCTGTATGGTTGTTATCCCAAGTCCTATAAGACTGCGGAATATAACTACGCTACGCCAACTGATTTCCACACTCTTACGGCAACCTTCCGCTACGACTTTATGAGTGCGGAAAGATAGTAGAACTTTAAAAAACTCTGGTTAAGCCCAGCCCAGAAATGTAGACTGGGCTGGGCTTTCTCTCTATAATAGGCATATGAATTATTACCAGCAACTCTTAGAAAGTTATAGTCTCCTCAAGAAGAGGCAACTCAGAGTTCTATTAGAAGCTTTAAAGCCTTATTCGGCTATTGTACAGTCCAATCCTAATCTAGAGCAGCCTATTGCTGATGAGATGAATGCCTTGACGGGGCTAGGGAATGAGGGAGAAGAACCCCAATTAGAAGTAATGAAGGGCGTACTTCAAGCCCAAACAAAAACTCTTCCAGGTGAGGGAGACGCTCAAGGGAAAACCCTGACTTGGTATACAGCACAGGGGGACGCTGGACCAGTACAAATTATAGGAGCCCGTGGAGGCTTTGATAGGCAGGGATGGAAAACTCTACAAGGGCAGATTGCAAGAAGATTAGAGGCTCAGAACCCTAACACGCAGAACCCCTACAAGAGTAGTGGTAGAGATATATTACAAGATCCTCTCTTTAGCGACACCGCTAAGACAGAGGAGGAAAGACTTCACTCAGAGAGTACAGCTAGAGAGATTAGGTTGATGAGTACCACCACTATTCCCAACCTAATCACAGCGGGGTTTGCTGGGGATGTAGGAAGGGTTACTAAGAAGGACTCTGATGCTCCTGGTTGGGTCAAGGACCCAAAAAATCATCTAGACTCTTACTCTCCCCAAAGTTTATGGTCTAAAGTAAACAACGAAAAAGTTTCAGAGGTTGCTACGGTGATTGAGCAGGAGGGGGGAGACTTCAAAGG